CTTGTAGAAGCACCACGTGCTTTAACAGGCTCAATACGACACTGAATAGTTTGAGAATATACCCATTGACGGGTAATCTCTCCAGTATTGGCATCCTGAGTATTTTCTTGAATATAAACATCTGCGTTCATATTCATGATTGATCCTGCAAATGAGACTAGGTTATTTAACATTAGATAATTACAATATTTGCCTTGCGGTATTGATCTAGGATGTTATCAACCATAACATTGCCTGTACCATTAAATGCCCCGCCTGCCATCTTGAATGAAATTTCACTCAAGTTAACTTGTGACAAATACTTGTTCCTCCAGTTGTAGTCGTTTGACATAATATCCTGTTGCAAAAGCATTGAAGCAAGCTTAATATCTTCTGGAACATAATTGTAACCAATTTCTCCAACAAAACGATATAGGTAGGTATCTCTAAAACGACCCGATTCGTAAATGGTTGGATCCATTTCGTTGTTCCAGCCGTCTGGCCAGGCTGGGTACCAAATGCGAAGCTGATAACCAGTAGGGCTAATCTCTGTGTTATATCCAAAAGTATTGTAGACTGGACTGGTTGTTCCATCAAATACTAAAATTTGATTTTCCCAAATCTGATCCAACGAGAGCATCTTCTCTGTTAGCTGAATTGTATTTGCACCAATTCCGTAAATTTCTTGAAAACCATAATACTTATAAAATTTAATTCCCGCATAACCTTCAATAATGGTTCTTGCCATTTTTTCGGTCTTAATAATTGTGTTCGGATCAATATAGTTAGGCTTAGAAGAGTCTCCCGTGTATCCTAGAAAATCCATTGTTTCTGGTATTGAAGCATATGGAGTTTCAATACTATAGTAATCTGTTGTCTTCACCGCTACCCCGCCTTGGGTATAAGACCAAACTACTTCAAGCACCATATTTACACTTGTAATGTTTGGTGTTAGTTGATATGAATAAACTCCAGTTGCGGGCTCATCGTAAGCATTTAAATTGGTATAGAGGGGTGTCTGACTGATTGTACCTCCAGGATTGTAAATATCGCTGTCCGCATTGTATATTGACAATGTTGGCAGTGAATCTGCCTGCGATAATACTCCATTACTATATACCTCTAGGTAAATCTTTTCCTGGCTGTTTGTGTTGATTGTTTGCAATCAGAACACCCCCTATTTAATTTTTAAGCGTAGTACTCTTGAGCCTCACGAGGAGTCGCAAGACGGAAACCCTGCTCTGTATCAAAAATCTTTTGAGCGTCTGCTTCTGACATAGCCAAAAATGGATGCTCTTGTGTAAACTGGAAAACGCCAACTTGATATGAATGGTTATTTCTTTCCATCTTTACAAGCACTTGATTTGCTGTCTTTGACATGATCTTCTTTTCTCTCTTCTGCTTTTCAAACTCTGGTACTTCAATATCTTGCTTTTCAGCATTATCAAACTTAGCATACATTTGATAGCTAATGCCCTCTTCTTCAAGGGCTGCAATGATTTCTTGTTTTGTCTTTAATTCTGATGCATCAATAGCAAAAGAATCTGCGACTTTTCTTAGTTCTGTAATTTTTAAATCTGTAAATGACATTTGACTTCCTCTCGTCATTGTTTATTATAGCATTAAATGGCTAAGGGAGCTACCGAAGTAACTCCCCCGCCTTGCAACTAATTTAAAATTAGTATGTCTCGCCGTTCAATCCACCTGTAACGTTTGAACCATTGTATGCTGATCCAAATGATGGGGTAGACATTACTGAGCCTGCTACTGCAATGTTCTTAACGATGACGTGTGCATCGTAGTTTTCCATTACGCAACCAACACGAATGAATAGTGTATATTCAATTGTGTCCTTCTTTGGCTGGAACAAACGATAGACGGTTACGTCACGCTTGATACCAATAATGAAGTTTTGCGGGAATGTCAAGTGAACATCACCTGTGTTAGCTGATCCATTGTAAGTCTGGGTTTCGCTGATCAACGGAACGTTGATAACTGGAATTCCAAACGCAAAAGGAGTTACTGAACCTGGACCGCCATCGTTAGCAGCGACATCTCCACGGATGATACCTGAAGCGATATCAAATGGGTTGCCGTTACCAGCGTTAGCTGTTAGGTTGAATAGGTAATCCTGAACCAAGTTTGATCCTGTGAAGAAGCGAAGTTGGTTTCTGCGTTGCTTGTACTTACGTGGAAGGGTCTTGATAGCTTGGTTGAATACGGTCTTGTCAAGTCCATAACCAGCAGCGTCAACAACGTGTGCGTTGTTAAGTGCCAATGTACGGAAGCCTGCGAATGCTGACATCAAACCTGAACCAGTTCCAGTACCGTTAATAAGGGTATCCTCAATATCGTTACCAGCCTGGGTAGCCATAAGACGTGCAATGTGATCCTCTAGATCTGGACCTTCAATATTGTCTTCAAGAGACTCTGCTGAAAGTTCCCAGTCAAGACGGAGCTTGCGTGTTGTAAGAGATACCTTGTTAAATGTAGCATTTTGTGCAGAGAAAGTTGTGTTGTTAGCGTTTGTATAGCTATCACCACTTGCCACGAAGTTACGTGGGTTATCTTCCTGTGCGACGGTCATGATACGTTGTCCAACAGCAACACGATCAATTTCGGTTGTGTTTGAACGCATACGGATTGTACGGGCTGTCTTAGCCAAGATTGTTGCATCCCACATGTAATCCAAGAAGCGATTAGCTTGATCTGGATATAGGAGACCGTTACCTGAAAGGGTAGCAGAGTCTGTAGATGCATTGACTGCTGAAGAACCGAGGTCCGTAGTATCAATTACTTTTTGTAGAAGTTCATTACTCATTTTTATTTCACCACCTTATTTTTTCTGTATTTTTTTATATGCTAGAAGCACTGAGGAAAGCACCTTGCCATATACTTTGTTTTGGTTTTGTTTGACCCATTGGAGCTTCTACCCCAATGGACTTCTGAACTGCAGTAGCAGATTCAAAATTCTTGAGTTGATGATCAACATACTCAATCTTTCCGAACATATCTGTTACTGACTTACTCAAGGTTTCGTACTTTGTAGCGAGATCTTCATTTGCCTTCTGGATATCCTCATATGCCTTGGACAAACGAGCCATTTCAGCTCTGGTCTCGTTAACAATGTTATACATGTCCGCTACTGTTGCTGCGTGTGTAGCATAGTTAGTGTTGGACTTTTCTAGTGACTCACCAAAGAAGGCTTTAAGGTCTGAAACCATCTTCTCAAAATCAAGTGTATCTTCAACTTCAGAAATCTCTGCAGCCTTTTCAACTGTAGTATCTGCAATCTCCGAAACAGATGAAACTTCTTCGGCAGGAGTCTCAACATCAATTGACTTCTCAATTGTTGCATCTGTATTTTCTGTCATTTTGTTACCTCCTTCGTTGAGCGAAATCTCTTCACTCTTTTTAAGTCCGTCTTCAAACGTGACTTTTTTCTTGCTATTTTGATCAGGATAAAGATTAATGGTAGCGTTGCTATCAATGACATTACCTGCCAAACCTGGTGCAGCTGTCTCGCCAGCTTCGTGTGCGGATGTTGGTGCATCATCTTTCTTGAAATAAGAATCAATTACCTTTTCAATTGCTTCAAACTTCTCTGAATCCTTTTGCTCAACCCATCCAATGTTTGTCATAGGTGCATCGCATACGACGCAATCCTTTGACATAGCTTCTGATGTTGATGCAACTTCGTCTTGTTTGCACCAGAATACATTTTCTAGTGTGATGTCTGCAACCATTCCTTTAACAAAAGATGAACCGTCTATATTTTTTTCAATAGACATAAAATTAGCTAACTGGTTTGCTGGGGAATCAACTAATGACAATTCGTGAAGATCATAGTCGTGAATAACACGACGAGTTTCATTGTCCCCGTCAACTTTTTCCATCTTTGCATCATTGATGTTGCCACCAATAGAAAAACCTGAGTAAGTACCGTCTAAGCACTTCTCCCACGCATCTTGTGCACCTTTTGAAATATAAGCAGTCACATAAATTCCATTATAAGTTTTTTGTGTTTCTGGGTCAAAAAACGTATCTTCTTTAAAATTAAGCATTTTTCCTACGGCAACAGGACCGTGCATCTCCCGAATATTTTTTCTAAAATTGCCAAATGCTTTTCTGTTTGCTTCCTTAGTTACAATATCTCCATGGCGATCAACATTATCTAATGACGCCCAGCCCGAAACAGTTCTTTTTTCTTTATTAACTTTAGCAAAGGGCATTGAAATAACAAGTTTGTTATTTTTACTTTCAACAGTAGTTGTATTTAATTTATTCATAAACCAACACATCCTTTTTAGAAATTAAATATGTTGCAAGATTCATAATTTTTTCAATATTATCATCAAGCAAACCTAATGCCGTATTACATTTATGACAAAGAACTCCACGAAAACACTTTTCACAAACATTTTCATCTGAGCAAATTAAATGATCATGATCTAGTGCGAGTCTTTCTTTTGATCCGCAGGAATAGCATCCATTTTCTTTAAGCTCTACAACTTTTTCTACTGAAAAAGAAGATCTTCTTGCAGAATCATAATGAAATGTGCAATAACCTTTTTTTTCTGCTTTATTATTGCATTCATTTATAGAACAATTTGCTCCATAATAAGACCAAACTTTTTTTGCCTCTACAGGTCCAACAGAACCTGTTTCTCTAAATCTTTTATAATGCATATGGCAGTATAGGCTCTTCTCGCCATTTCTACGCTTGCTATTAGAGCAACCTTCAACTGAACAATTTGTAATATCCATATGTAAATAAATAATAGCAAGTTTTATAAATAAGTCATAATTTCGGTAAAAATTATTTTATAATTCCGCTATTGATTTGGATGACTTTTTTGACATCCGCCCCCTCTGGTTTATAGTTTTGTTCAACTGGGGTAGGAACCCCAGGATTGTGATCTTCTATGTTAGAGACATAAGGAGTTACTATGTGTGAGTCTGGAGTGACATTTGGGTTAGCCATAGAGTTGTGGGATGCCAGGCCTCCTGTTATAAAACCAACAATTGGATACATTAGATGGGCTATATCCCTCTGAAATCCCGTGGCTGCCCAGGCTGAAATTGCACCTACAAAGGCTATACCTAGCTGTTTAGCATCTGCAACACTGAACTTAAAATGGTGTTTTAGGCTCATAGTGATCCCTTTAATTCATCATATATAATTTGTGGCAGCGTACCTGTAACTTTAATTCCTTGCTTTGCCTCATACTTTACTAATGCCGCTTGTGTTTGTTTATTCATTATTCCAGTTACATAGTTACTTGGAAGCAGTCCCGCCTTTAACAGTGCTTTTTCTACAGCCATAACAGCATCACTTTTTTGCCCTAAATTAAAAGCTGTTGCACTAGTAGGAAAGGGTGGTGCTACAAATACTGTAGGTGATGGAGTGGGTGTTGGTGTTGTTCCCGAGGTTGTGATTGGAGTGCCATGTAAAGCTGCTGCAGCGCCTGCTGCGGCTGTTCCAGTAGCTGCTACACCTGCCGTAGCTTTTTTACTTGTAACACCCTTTGAAACAGGTTTTAGAGGCACTGGATACTTAGGTCTTACAATTGCCATAACATAAAGATATGGACGGTGTTCTCTGTAGCACCCTCCGCCATTTGCTGCTTCTTTTGTATTTTTATCAGTTGTATTGAAACCAATTGTTGTTAATCCGTCTGCAGATGCAGCTTCAACAATTTCAACATGCTCTGCAACACCAGTACCCCATGAAAAGAAAACAAGGTCACCTGGTTGTGCTTGATATTTATTTACAACTAAACCTTGTCTTTGAAACCATGCAAGACCTGCAGGGCAATATGCAAAACCTTTTGGAGTTTGTGCTGCAACTAAAGATGAAAGTCCAACTTGTGCAAAGCACCAACTTATACCCATAGCACAATAACTTGCATTTGGAACCCCATACCAAATTCCATATGGGTTTTCATT